AGATGGAACGGTTCCGAATGGGTTCTCTGGTATATGGCTGTAACAAACTTGAATGTAGAAAATCTTGCGGCAATTGCTGCAACAATTGGAACAGTTTCTAATCCATATGAGACAGATGTAGAATCCGAATGGAGCAACGAATCCCTTAAGGGGAAAATAACCATCGGCGGTGCTGGAATTAAAAATGAATACACTTACGTATCCAACAATTGGAAAGGCATGTGGCGGTTGAATCCTCAAAGCTATTATTCAGAGCTTAGGGATACAAGCGGAGTGCTGAGGTCTGGGGTAATTGTCGAGCCTGATGGAATTAATTTTTATGATTACTCAACCGCAACATGGGTGGGCGCTACCGCAAGCACGCTGGATAAAATGTCTAAAATGTTTGCGGCTATCGAAGTCACATCAGACAATCAAGTGCAGATTAACAGTACGCTCCGTGCAAATACTGTGTTGTCTGGCGGGCAGTATGTAGCAACATCTAGAAGTGCCAACAGGATATCTTTTAATTGGACAGGAAGCAAGCTGGAAGCCTACGTAGACAATATCATGGTAGGAAATATATCGTTGACCTAAACCAATCAGAAAGGAAAAACATGACAAACATTATCAGAGCAGTTTTTAATTGCAACGAGTATAACACTACAGCCACCCGACCTGACGGAAAACCCATCTACCAATATAACTACGGACAAATCCTGCAAATCCACGGTCTGGACTTGCCGAAAGCCGTAGAAATCCATTTTAGCCACAGCATGGGCGGCAGTGACGCAATTATCCGCATAGGCACCACAACGGACAAGGTCACAGAGGTTGCGGTGCCGGAAAAGTTTTTGGAAGCCTACGGCACTGTAACAGCTTACATCTATGTGTCTAATACGGAATCCGGTCAGACAGAGTACAAAATACAGTTTCAGATTGCGCAGAGAGCGAAGCCGGAAGCATGGGACAGCCCAGAAGACGCAGAACTATTCCACACGGCGATAGAAGCCGTGAATGAATCTGCTGGAAAAGCGGAAGATGCGGCGGCGAGAGCGGAAGAATCAGCAGGAAATGCAGGACAGTCCGCACAAGATGCAGAGGTATCAGCAACGGCGGCGAAAACGTCCGAGACTACGGCTAAAAATCTGGCAGATGGGTTTTTGAAAACCGTAGACGATGCAAAGGTTGACATAACTACCCACACTGCGCAAGAAAAAGAACAGGCAATATCCGCAATCAAAGCGCAAGGTGGAGAGGTACAAGAAAATATATCTGAATCTGTGAACACTGCCAACACAGTGAATTCGGAATTAGACGCATCTATTGCCAACGCAGAAACCGCTGTTGAGAATGTTAAAACTGCAACAGAAAACGCTCAAACTGCTGAATCAGGCCTGGGGGTTACGATTGGTGGAGCAAACACCGCCAAGACCGAGTTGGACGGTGCAATATCCAGAAGTGAAAACGTAAAAAGTGGCCTGGATACGTCAATCACTGCCGGGACACAGCTAAACACAGATATCAATGCATCTATAGACACTGCCAACACCGCTAAGACCGAGTTGGACGGTGCGATTACGGAAATTGATGTTGCAAAAACAGAAGCCATACAATCGGTCGAGCAGGAAGGTGCAGCACAGATTCAGTCCCTTGTTGATGCGGGCGGGGGCATTGAGAATGCACTCTCCAATTATTTTGCTTTACGCCGGAGCAATAAGGTATTCACCACAAAGCTCTATAAGTACACCACAAGCACCAGTCCATTGGGTGAAAAGATGAATGATAATGCTGGAATGGTCTGCCAGCCATCTGTGGGACATGCAGCGGGTCAGGATGATTACCAACAATATGGACTTTTTAAACATTTCACATGCAATTGGCACGTGGATGAGAATGGTTACAACCATGTGGATGTCTTAGAGGGACAGGCGGGATTCTCGAAGACTGGCAAGGTCCAGGTGGGTGAGGTCACTATGGGTGGCTGGTTCGGTCTGGAAGATGTGGGAGACGCAGTGCTCTACCATTACTCAGCAGTAAAAAGTGAGCGAACACCACGACCGATGAAAGAAAGCATTAACCCAGATGGAACAATCAACCCTATTATGATACACGCAAAGTATAAGGCTATTGACCTTGACGGTGCGCCGTACTCATCAGCCGGTGGAGCACCTGCCAATGGGTGTCAGGCTACAGAAGCGAAAGACCCAGTCAGTTACACCGGAATGGTTGGATATATGCACAAGCTGGGTGCACATTACTGTGGAACCACATGCTGGGATTTATTCTATCTCCAGCTCATGTTTATAGTAAAATACGCAACCACACATAGTCAGAGCGTGATGGCCGGATGCACGTCTTACAACTACCAATATAATGCAGAAGTGGCAGAAACCGGAGTGATGCGAGTGGTTATGGCCAAAGCAGATGCAGCTAAGTACGTGGTTGGCTCCTATGTTTCTGTGGGAGAGATGGGAGATTCTACAAGTAAAGACAGATACGGCGCATACATGCACAACCTGGCATACAGCGTTAAAGTCACCAGAGTGGAGGATGTGGATGCGACAAATGCAGCGGTCTACGTAGACGCACCAGAGGCATTTGACACAACACTGACAACATACCTGACAACAATGCCATGGCATACTGGCTCTACAGATGAGGTGGCTGGTTCAGATGGTTCTCCAGGCAACAACGCAAGCGGTATTTATCCTTGTAAGCTGCAGGGTATTGAGTGGCACACGGGAGCCTATGAGGTTCTAGGCAACGTGTTTATGGATATCGTAACAGGAACAGACGGGAATCCGGCCAGAGATGTCTGGGTATGTGAGGATGCAAGCAAGTTAACCACGAATGTGACAACGGCAAAGTCCACATACAAGAAAGCGAAAGCACAGGTACCGTACACAGCAGGAGCATGGAAATATATTACGGAAGAAACCACGGATATCGACAGGGGCATTATGATACCGACTGGAGTGGGAGCCGGAAGTGCAACCGGATGGGCAGATGGATTGTATACCGACGCAGGAACGTATGACCAAAGAGAGTGGCTGGCCCTGGGCAATTTGAGCGGTGGCGCGCGTGCTGGCCTCTGGGTTCTCGATGCGAACAGTGGGTGGTTGGGTGCCTACTGGTCTATCGCCTCTAGCGTTTCACCAAACGGCACTAGGGGTGAATATCAGGCAGTTGCCTGATAGAGGGGCTTTCCCCTGATAAGTATTCCAAAACCGCTCCTGACATATGTGCTAGGAGCAAATAATACAACGGACTTGTAACGCGAAACTGGCGGTTTCCTTTTGGTGGCTGGCCCTGGGCAATTTGAACGGTGGCGCGGGTGCTGGCCTCTGGGTTCTCCATGCGAGCGGTGGGTGGTCGGTTGCCAGCTGGGGTGTCGCCTCTAGCTATTCTTTATACATGGCGTTACATTTCGCTCAGCTGAACTGAGCCATCAGGCAACTGGTGCGTGGGGCATGTCCCTAAAATTTGGTTGTAGCCGAACCACTCGATCGGGAACACAGATGCCTAATCTTGTGGACTTATGGCACAGTTGGCCATAGGTGGGGTGAGTAGTAAAACCGAAAACCACTTTACCAAGAAACGAGGTTTCACAGTTGAAAAGATACTGCAAAAATATAAACCTGGATGCAGAATGGATAAAAGCAGCAATATATCAATGTCTTTCAGACAAATGGGAGCGCAGGGATACGGATGAATTTCTTGCAGAGTACTCCCTTATAAAGGGTAAAGAGTTGCTCAAAATCATTCGTGCAGACAGAAACCAAGCAGAGCCGCTGATTAAAAAAGCATCAGCGGCAATGGCACAGGAAATAAAAGAAAGAAAAGTTAAATTTCCTGAAATACAATACTCACTGAGAATAGACGGAAATTGTGGAAAAACCAGAGAGATTGGAGTGGAAAGCATCAAACAACAGGTATATGACTATGTGGCAGTAAATGCCCTCATGGAGTTGTTTGAGAAAAAGATTGGAAAATACCAATGTGCCAGTATTCCTGACCGAGGTCAGGTGTATGGCAAGAAAGCGATAGAGAAATGGATTAGAAAAAATCCAGATAAAACAAGAGTAGGAGCAAAAGGTGATGTACGCCATTGCTACCCATCAATCAAAATTGAAAAGCTGATGAAGTTTCTGAGAAAGCAGGTCAAAAATGATGATCTGCTTTATTTAGTGGAAACATTGGTCAGATCATACAAGCAGGGTTTGTCTATTGGCTCCTACCTGAGCCAGTGGTTGTGCAATTACTTCCTATCGTTCGCCTATCACTATGCGGAGCAAAAGTTGTATAGGGTGCGCAAACAGAAAGATGGGACAACCAAAAGGATAAGACTGATACACTCACAGCTTTTCTACATGGATGACATTCTTATTTTGGGTTCAAGAAAAGCGGATGTAAGGAAAGCTATGCAAATGTTGGTAAGATTTTTCAGGGAGGAATTGGGTCTGACCATAAAGCCGAACTGGAAATTATTTCAGGTGGACCATATTGGGCGGGATGGAAAACATCACGGAGATTGCATTGATATGATGGGTTACAAAATTTATAGAGACCACACCGAGGTGAGAAGAAATATTTTTCTACGTGCAAGGCAGACCATTTTAAAGGCTTGGAAACAGGTGAGAAAGAGTGGACGTATGGCTTTAGAGCTGGCATATAGATGTATTTCTTATTTCGGATGGTTTAAAAATTCAAATTCCACAAACTTCAAAAGGAAGTATGGAATAGAGAAACTGATGAAATATGCAAAAAGGAGGGTAAGTATTGAAAGCAAGATTCGAAACAGAACAGCCGACAGTACGCTGGCAGCCGCTTGACAAGGGAAAGGTAGATGTGACCATCTGCCTGAACGGGCAGGAAGTCACGGAGGAAATCACCCAGACTGTGGAAAAAGAGCAGGAGGTCACTCATACAGAGACCTACTGGGAATATGATTTCCACCAGTTCCGAGAGAAAGCGAAAAACATCAGCCAAGAGAAAGTGCTGAGCACCCCGGAGAAGTACCTGGGCTATGAGCCGGTACCGGAGAAAACACTACAGCAGACGGTAGCAGAGCAGGAGGAACAGATCAGAATGCTTACGGAGTGTCTCATGGAAATGAGTGAGGCCGTCTATGCGTAACCTATTAACCAATTTAATAATTTCATTTCTAGGAAGGGATGGTAAGACAATGATGGCATTATTATGGTCACAGGAAGTATTGATGCAGGAAACGGACGAAGAAGCAAAGGCAGTATACGCAAGAGTGCCAAGACTGCTAAAAGAAAAGGTTAAACAGATTTTGATTGATGCGGGGTTTGAATATTTGACCGAATAAGGGAGAAGCATATGACCATCAGAGCCAGACCGCAAGGTCTTTTTATTTTGCATAAAATCCAGAAAAGAGAGGGCAGAGAGTGTGACGGAAGCGTTAATAACAGGGATTGTGGCAATCGTGGTGTGTATGCTCAACAACCACTATCAGCAAAAACAAATCAGGGAGAGTAATCAGGAAACTATCAACCTGATTGATTACCGTCTCAAGCAGTTGGAGGATGAAGTACGAATGCACAATAACTTCGCACGCCGAATGCCGGTTGTGGAAGAACAAATCAAAGTAGCTAATCACAGAATTGAGGATTTGGAGAAAGAGAGGAATTAGTTATGAAAAATAGAGATTGGAAAGAATGGGCGAAAAGAGCTGGAATGAGAGCAATCAAGACAGTGGCGCAGGCTGCCGTTGCCGGAATTGGAACAGCTGCAGTTATGGGCGGCGTGGATTGGAAGTATGTTATTTCGGCATCGGTGCTGGCTGGCGTAGTGTCAATC